TATCTGGCCTAGCCCGTCGGAGATCTCGGATGATGTTAGCGAAGTGGTTGGGTCAGATGGCCTGAATTACCGCTGTGTCATGCCGCACACGGCAGCCGCGGAGAACCGGCCCATTAGCGGGCGGTCATGGAAAATCTTTTGGGAGCCCTACGGCACAGCCGGCACTACATGGGTTGATGAGAGCGGCTACACCTCGGGCGAAAACATCCGCTACATGTTCAAACGCCCGCTCTACGACTTCGACAACGCCAGCGACAACCCCGATTTCCCGCCCCAATGGACTCGCTATTTGTGGCTCCGCACGGCCTATGACCTGTCGGGCGACTACCACATCACCGAGGAAGAACGGCGCACGATCAAGCAGGAATATTTAGAAGCAGACATGGATATTTTCCCTTCCAAGCAACCGGCTGAAACGAGCCACTACCACAAGCATTTATATTTTTAGCAAGGGGGTTTTATGGGTTTGAAACGATATTCAGAGAACGGCGACCAGAACGCCACGGGCACGATGTCGATTCTGGGATTGACTAGCGCCGCGACGATCAGGCCGCACCTGTTTCATATTACGTTTGGCAGCGATGCCACGCCAGCAGATCAGGCGTTTGACATGGTGGTCCAGCGGTACACCGCGGCGGGCACGGCAACATCGGTAACGCCGACTCCGCAAGATCCGGCCAATCCGGCAGCGTTGTCGGCGGCAGGGTCGAACCATACGGCGGAACCGACATACACCTCGGGTCTGATTATGCTTGCCTTTCCGATCAATCAGCAGGGCACGTTTGTTTGGCAGACCGATCCTGAATATGGCTTCGTCGCGCCGGCTACCGCCGCCAATGGATTGGGGCTGTACTTTCGCACCATATCGGGCGGCACGGCGAACTGTCGGGCGACCTTCATGCACGCAGAATGACGTAAAATGCTTACGCCACGCGAGGCGGGTCAGATCAATATCTTCGGTCCTGGCAAGCGCAAGGAAGCGGAAACGCTGCTCTGCGCTCATTGCCAGCGGTTGATGGTGACTCGCGCGTCATCGCCAGACATGAAGCCGTATCACGGCGAAGTGTGCCGCAAGTGCATGAAACGGATTTGCCCACTGTGCATGGATAAGCCCTGTCTCCCGTTTATGAAGTGGATTGAGAAGCAAGAATCCCGCGATCGCATGTTGCGCCAGATCGGAGTCGGCTAATGCCAGGGTTTGTCAGCAGGCCGCGCATACACGGCGTTAGAATGGCGCGAACGACAGGCGGCAGATTGGTCGGCAGCCTCCCGCCGCCCGGTCCAGGCGGTGCGCAAAGAGCCCCCGGCGTCGGATTGTTTTCCAATATCTTTAAGCGCTCACCGACTGCCGCCCATGCGAGATTTAGGCGGCTGTCCCTTGCTCGTGCGCTCTTGCCGGTCGATCGCAGCCAAGTCATGGGACCCGGCCCGGGGCCTGTCGGCACTAATGCCACCCCGCCGTTTTTATTTGGCATAGCGGGCGGGATGCTCGACAAGCCAAAGATGAAGATGTTCAAAGTCTTTATGAATCCCAAGTTCGGCATGAAAACGAGGCCCTGCTAATGGCAGCAACAGCGCAATTCTGGGAAGAACAGTTTAACGACGATTCCAACAATCCGTTCGATGGCGTGCTGGTGTATCATTACGAAGCTGGCACAACCTCGGTTAAGGATGTTTGGACGGATCGCGCCAAGACGACCGTCGCCGAGCAGCCTAGAGCCGGCGACTCCCACGGGTTTGTCTGGTTCTACGGCGACGGCCTTTATCGCCTGCGGATACTCGATAAGAACGGTGCCCTGCTCTACGATTGGGATAACGTCAACATCTCGGTGGGCAGCGTCGGCATCGAGGCGGGCGATTGCGAAGTCGGCATGGTGCCCGTCTACGTCGGCCCCGGCGATCAGTTTGAATGCGACTTTATAGACCTCGCTACCGTGCGCGGCTGTTTGCCGATTGCTAATTGCGGCACCGGCACCGACGACACCCCCTCGGACGGAACGCTTTTAATCGGCAATACGGCAGGCGGTTACACGGTTGGCAACATTACCGCGGGCACCGGCATTACCGTCACCAACGGCAATGGCACGATTGCGATCGCAGCGGGCGGCTTGCAGGCACAGCCTTACGGCTCCATTGGTCAAAAGTCTTTCGTCGCATCATCGCAAAATCAGTTTACCCTATCCGCCGATGTGGTCATGCTGCGTCATACCACCAGCGGGTCAGCGGTACGCTATGCGCCGTCGAATCTGACCAACGACATCACGACAGCAGGGTCCACGGCCAATGGCCGCGACGCTGCGGCAGCTTTCTCCGCTTCTAGTTGGGTCCATTTTTACTGGATATTCGATCCCGGCGACGAGGACACGGCTCGCCCCGAGAACTTGGCATCCCTATCCAGCGCGACCGCACCGCCGACCGGGCCAACCTTGCCGACCAACTACGTCTATTGGAGTTATGCCGGCGCAGTGAGGCTTAACAGTTCGTCGCAACTCACCCGCACCCGCATTATGGGCAACAAGGCGCTTTACGAAACCCATCAGCAAGCGTTGACCGATGGCGTCGCTACCACGGAGTCCGAAGTCAACTTGCAGAGTTTCATCCCGCCTAATGCGGGTTACTTCCAAGTATGCGTACTCAACAAAAAGGACGACGACGGCAACCTTTCGGTCGATATTGGCTTTATCGCTGGGTCTATTTTCCACACTATCTATTCACCGCATGGCGATCAGAGCACTAACTATAGTGACGTGTTCGAGATGCCCAACGTCGGCCAGCGAATGTTTTATACTGGCGCCGACGAGAATGTCATCGTCGATATTTTCATGCAGGGATACAGTTTACCCAATGGCGGGTCGTAATGGCGATCAAGGGCCAGCAGATCAATGTCACACTCGACCCGCGAGCCTACAAGGAACTCAACCCGCTTGAGAACCGCATTCCCACCCACATGGATTTGCGCAACGGTCATTACACCGATGCGAAGTATTGGGAGCGCAGGCCGGGTTTTCTCGAAGTGGTTACGCTCGTGCCGCTCGAAGATATTGATGTGCCGCCCGTCGTCGAGCCGCCGCCTGTCGTTACCGAGTGCGAAAGCGTTTGCCCGGTCGGCCATTTCGCGGTGGTTACTTATGACGGGTCAGAAACAATCGGCGGTCCAGCGATTCGTGTCAGAGCCATATCGACGCCAGAACGTGCTTTCCTGGTTACGGCGACGTACTTCCCGGTGCAGCACCTTATCAAAATCCAGTGGTACGACGGTGAGAGCAATCAGGAACTCGGCACCGTCTTGGAAACGGTTGCCTACACGCTGTCGAACGGTGACGAATTGGAGATCCAAGCCGGCGCGCGCATTGCAGACGTTATCCAGTTTTACGCATTGGTCAACGGTGAAGTTGTGGCAGGTCCGGTGGGCAATGCGGGTATTTCTGAAAGCGCGTCGTGCGCAACGTTCTTTGCCTTGGATCTTTCATTGAGCTCAACCACGGAATTTATAACGGTAGACGGCTTGGCTCTGACCATAGACGGTCAAGAAATCACCGTGACGACGCTTTAAGGAGTTTGCGATGCCTGAATTTGAAACTATGTTTCTCTCCGACACCAGGGCCAATCAGCCGGCAGCGTCGGCAGCAGACCAAAAATTCTATCAGGTCACGGACGAGGGTAATATCATCGAACGGTCGGACGGCGCGACCTGGGCGAATTGGGGGCCATCCGGTTCTGGCTCGTATCGCCTGATTCAAAGCAAGGTAGTCAGCGGCGGCGCCGTGCAGGACGTGGATTTTGATACGGACATCGATGGTAATACTGACAAAATCTATGTGATTGACGGCTACGTGATTAGCGGCAACAACAGCGTCGATGCCGATCTCACGCTTCAGCCTAATGGCGTTTCGACCGCGCAAACCTGCAATCTGATCGGTCCTGGCACCAGTTCTAATTTGAAGCTCGCCAATATCGCTAACGGCAATGCCGCCAAGTATGCCCACTTCACGGTTAAGTTTTGGGCCGAGACTGGAAGAATCCGTACATGCACGATAATGGGCGGCAGTCATGGCTCAAGCGGCGACAATGATAATTTTATCGGTAACGGCACCTGGACCGACACGACGACGAACATCACCAACTTTAATTTTCACAGCGCCAATGCCACGGGCATCGGCGACGGCTCGACGTTCAGTATTTATTACGTAGTGAACTAAATGGCTGAGATCGGCGAACTTCCCTCTGGTTGGTCAACGTTCACAAGCGGTTGCGAGGATTGCATCCCGGTCGCACCGGACGGCATGGATTTAGTGGCCACGCTGTTTGCCGATCCTCCGATGGAGAACGCTACCTCGGCGAGTTGGTCTTTCATTCAAGACAATGCTGGCGGCGAGATTATCTATGAGGCGGCGACCAATTCGCCGTTCCCTAACAACCATCAGCTTTATGTTTCGACCAATGGCGTTGTTGCCGCGGCCAGTTTCCCGCTTAACATCGACTCCAACAGCAATTTGGTTGCGGGCATTGCCGACACAACTTTGTTCGGCTGGTCTAGCGGCGGCAGCTTTTATCTCTTTTCCCCGCACGACGATTCGCAGATGACGATGGTCCTTGTTGGGCACGGCTTCGACGGGACGGCTATTAGAAATTGGAGTGTCGTCGGCAATAACGTTTTTATCGGTAGCGAAGATTTGGCCGTTGGCAGCGATTTGGTGCTTGTCCATTATACCGCTGATCCTGGCGAGACTGGTTTATTTATCGACTTTGCACAAATCGCCGACCAGACCGGAATGGCATCGCTGCATTTTACCGGCACGTTTCTCTATGTCCTGGTTTCCAATTCAGGCGTCGGCACCTATACGATTCTCAAATACGATCCCGATTTTGTTTTAGTCGGTAGTTTTGTAATGACCATTGCCACCATCCCATCGGTGACTGGGTTTATCGGATTGTATGCCGAGAGCGACGAGCGGATTTGGCTGTTGAGTTATCTTACGAGCGGCCCGTTAGGCGTCTACTACGTGCGCGACATGATGGAGTTAGTAACCGTTGACGCCGCAGTGGGCACAACCACGTTTGTCCCGGCAGCAGCGCCCTACGTCGTGCAGCTCCATGAGGATCAATCGACCGGCATCAGATACATTTACTACAGCAGCTCGGGCGGCTATCCGATTGCCAAGCTAGGCCCGATCGAGTGTGCATTTTGAATATTCGTTGCAAAGTTTGCGGCGGTGAGAAGTTCAAGCGGGTTAGGTGAAAGGGCAAAATCTATCGGGTCTGTATGACCTGCGATGAGAAAAAAGCCGATGGCGATAGATAACTTAACAAAACAAATCTGTTTGGCTATCCGGTTAACACGTGAACGAGTTAAGTTTTAACCCATTATGGCGAATGAAGCGGTTATCCTATTAGTCAGCGAGCCCTGGCCCATTGCCGTCGATACGGCGGGGCGCATGTTCGAGCTCGAACGAGTTGACGGCAACGACGACGAGTTGATTGCCACTCAAATCTCGCCCGGTGTATTTCTCAAGGGTGGCAACCGTCCGACGTTCACCGTCTTTCAAGCCACGCCGTTCGAGCCGAAGTACCTGATCCTGGCCGCGGGCCGGGAACTGATAAAAATCAGCAGCGATGCCAGCGGCACGCTCACGGCTTCGGTCCTTGGCGGCAATCCGCCGCAAGGGAAGTTCGTGCAGGAACTCGACTACCATTTGCTCATCGCCGGTTACAACGACCTCGACTTTACTTGGAGCGACTTGGAGGAGCCGGAAGTT